GAGAGATAGGACCACGCATGTCGTACTGGCTCAGAACCTCATCAAGCTTTGCCACGAAGGCAGAGCTAACCAGGAGGTTATCCATTGCGATGGTAGTTTCTGCGGCCAGGGGGTTGCCAGCAGAGCTACCAATCAGTTGAGTACCAGGGGTGTGGTAACCAGCAGTCATCGTGCCGGTATGAATGAACTGGGCCTCTTTGCCACCAGTCAGCGAACGGCGCTGAACCAGCTCGCGGGCGATGGTGTTATTACGGAAAGCCTCATACACTTCGCCAGTGAAGAGCTTAAGGAATAGAGCACGCTTATCGGCACCACCATTAGAGGCGCCAGCGTAAGAAACAGTAAAATCAGCCATTGATAAATTACCTATTTAAGGAAAGGGGTTATTGACTTAATAAGGCCTTGTCCTATTTAAGAAGCTTCTATTAACTTGGTTTTATTAGAACCGTTTGTAGGGTGTCCTTTCGGGCCTACACCAACCGGTTGGGTTTTTAACGTGGTCCCTCCACAAGAGAAAGGGGGTCCGACTCTGAGGTGCCCCCAATCCAATCAGCAGCCTTTCTTACCGCCGCCTTTACCAGTACCTTTCTTTTTCATCACATCAATTGTCCTGAACGTGCAAGTTTAGTTTCAATATCCAAGCGGTAAGCAGGATCATCCCGATACCGTGGATCACGGATAGCCCGTGCTAGTTCAGCATGACTACGGAACACTTCATTGGTAGCAGGAGTCCGCTTACCAGTGATCTGTTTGCCCTCATAGCCAACAGAATCGGTGTACTTAGCTTTGAGGCCAAGAGCCGCCCAGTAGATGGCATCTGGATCGTTGCTATTAACAACTGAGTCGTAAGCAGCAACTTCAGCAGGATTCAGATTATCCTTAGCCCAACCAAGCATTTGATTGTATTCGTTCTGACCACCAACAGCAGTCATCACACGATCCACATCAGCTTGATTGAGAGCTTGCTGAGCAAGAGCTTGTTCTTGAGACTTGGTGTAAGCAATCCAAGAATCAAGCAGTTCTTTACCACTGAGTTGAGAAAGCTTTTCATACGTTTCAGGAGTCAAGCCTGACTCATTGTTGTAATACTCAGTAGTGGCACCTTCAAGCAACTTGACGGTCTCTGAAGTATCAATAGGATCCACTTCCCCCTCAGGGGCCTCAGATGCCTCTTCCTGGTCATCCTCAGAGGGCTCAGAGCCTTCATCGTTGGCAAGTTGTGATCCTTCTCCAAGTTTCTTTTGTAGCTCCAGGTAAGCCTTCTCCAAATCCTCTGCGGACTTGTACTTACCAGCAAAGCGAAGCTGTGATTCTTCCGCCTCACGGGCTTCTTCATATTGACGCTCTTGGGCCTTAGCCTGAGCTTCCATCAAACGCTCACCTTCAACAAGGGCCTTAGCCTCTGCTTGCTGTTGGTTGGTGCTTTCAGCTTCTGTGTCTGTGGAAAACGATGAGAATGTCATGTTTAATAAGTGGTAATATCAACCCGATTAAAATTGGGAGTTACTTTCTCAGTAGCACCAATCTTTGGTTTGCTGCCATTAGCGGTAATCTTTGGCTTAACAGCATATTTATTAGGTTGAAGTGGGATTGGTTCCCAAGCTTGATTCACTTCAGGCGCTTCAGGACTATTGCCCTTGAATTGCCCCTCCTCCGTCCGGGCCCGCTTGCGCTGGGACTGGGGGTTGTTGTTGGTTGCCATTATTAGCTAACTGTTCTTGTAGAGCAGGATTACGGGATGGGTCTGCAAGTGGAGCTTTAGCAAGTTGCCCAGCTTGAGACATAAGTGATTGGTTCATATTGTCTTGCTGTGCTTGATCAGCCTCAGCTTGACGATCCTCAGGACTCTTCACAAGCCCTAAAGACTCAATGCCAAATGATGCAGCAAGGCGTTTAATAGCCTCATCTGGATTGATATAGGACTGGATGATTTGGGGGCCCATACCCTGAGCAAGAGTTTGGATAAATAGCATCAGAGACTCACGGTCCTGACCACGGCCAATACCTTCCAGACCAGCAATGACCGTGGGGAATACAATTCCCTTAGGCAAAGGCGGAAGCTCCTTGCTACGTTGAAGAACCATCAACTTCCTAGCAAGGTAAGGAGTAAGCAATTCGGTGGTGAGGTTGCCATAAATACCGCCAAGTTGCTCATTCAGTTCTTGCTGAGTAGAACGAATCTCTTCAGCAGTAGTCCGTTCACTTGAGCGAGCGGTGAATACTAGGAAGGCTTCAGACAACCGCTGAGTAAGGGTATTAACCATCTCATAAGCCGTCTTGAAATCAGCAGTCTTCCCAACTTGAACAACGCCAATATCATCAGGCCGACCCTGAATAATGGCACCATTACCAGCTTCTGCCAATGCAGATGGTTTGGTGGTGGCTGATGGAGATACTGTGAATACAACCTTAGCCGCAGCAGCAGAGCCTTCTACAAGAGCCTGCATCAAAGCTTCAAGGCTCTTTAGATCCCCAAGGTACTCTTCAATTCTTCCACGCCCGTAGTCCTCACCATCAACAATATTGAATCGAAGAGGCAGCCAAGCAGTAGCAGTCTTAGGTGCTTTAGATTCAGTACCAGGAATGATTTGACCTTCTGCCTCCTGGTGCCAATACCACTGTCCATCCTTAAGCTTTGCCCAGGTGTAGACTGCAACATCATTGGTATTAAGATCAATCTTAAGATCAGGGATAGCAGAACCAGCAGAATCATCACCGGGATGGTTATCTGCTTTAAGTCCTAAAGTTCCAGAACTCTTCTGAAACTCCTCGGGAAGGAATTGACGATCAATGGCCTCAACCGTAACGATCTCAGTAGGTTGACCATCACCATCACGGTTGACAACATACCGCTCCAATGGATAAAGCTTGATATGTTTCTTACCCATCATCAGCAGGACATTCCCACTAACGACAAGGTGTTTCATTGCTTGATGAAGAATCACCCGATCCTGAGATTCGGAGATGCTCTGCATTACAATGCGCTCAATCTTGGAGAGAGTAAGATCAATCTCAGACCGGGCTTTCTTGTCAATGTTGGGATCCATTGAAAGCTTCCCATCGTTAATCTGCAACTTAAAGAAGGTTGTATTAACGGGGAAGAGAGACAACATCAATTTAGATGCCATCACATTAACGCCTTTAGCACCTATAGACTGCCAAGGAGTAGGAAGCTTGCTACCTGAATAGTGCCCAGCAGGGGGCATAAGATAAGGTACGCTGAGCCTTGCACATTCTCTGGCTGTACGCAGGTAAGTAGTACGACTACTAGATAAGCGGGCGTAACGCTGTGAAGCTGTTTGTTCCATTAACCACCAATATTAAGTTTAACTGGACCCTGATTTGTACCAGCATTATTACCAGCTGCGCCACTAATGGATAGGGGAACACGAAGTTGATTCGTGCCAAGGGCTGCAAGACTAGCGTTTTTACGAACAGAATTATTCGCCTTAACACGCATAGCATTTTGGCGTGCCGAATCAACAGTAGAAGTCGGCACTTGGGCACGTAGTGAATTCTCCTCAGCTTGCTTAGCCAGAGCCGCCTGTTGGGCCAATTGAGCTTGCAAAGCAGCCTGTTGAGCTGCTTGGGCTTGCTGGAATTGCTGTTGCTGAGCTTGCTCAGATGCTGATTGTTGCTCTTGCTGGATCCTCAAGGAATCTGCATATTGCTGTGATTGCTGCCTTGCTTGCTCCTCATACTGCTTTTGAGCGGCTGCCTGTGCAGCTTGTTGTGCTGCAAGTTGCTTTTCAAAATTAGCTTGGTTTTGAGCTTGTTGTTCAGCCATTTGTTGTTGGATGGCTGCATTCTGAGCCTCAGCCTGGGCTTGAGCTTGTTGTGCTTGTTTTTTACCTGAACCACACATAACTAATGTCTCAACTTGGATTTCAAATAACGGACTACTGAAACCTGTCCAAACCGGTAACACTTCTCTTCATTGGACAACGTATGCTCTTGACAAACGTCAGGAAACAATTGATCCAACTCAGAAATAATAATCTTAAGTTCAGTGTCACCAAGTAACTGTAAGGACAAGTCCTCAGTTAGGACTAACTTGGTGCTATCCATACATAGGTAGGTTTACATTAGAAGACTCAAAGAATGCAGGCATCCGAGCCCTCTGAGTATCAGCAAGACCATCGGCCTTACCACGTGAATACAACGAATCAGATTGAGCAATCCAGAAATCCTTACTCAACCATTTCTCTCCAGTCAACCCATCCATCACCCAAGCAACAGTGGCCCTACGGAGACGATCAAGGTTAGGAGTAGTCTTAAGGCCAAGCTCTTTGCAGACCATGTGATGAATGGCTACATGGGTCTGCTCATCACGGCTAATATCAGCAGCTGTGGTTCTCATCCCCATATCCCCCACGTTGCGGTAGAAGGGGAGTAGGACGAAGAACACACTCCTCTCAAGGATTGATGCCTTCAAGATGGGATGCTCAGGAGCTTCAAGCCAACTCTTCAAGATGTGCTTAGCCTCAGACTCAGCCTTGGCATTAGTACCATGTGCTTTGGCAATGTATTCAAAAGCAAGATCATGACGATCTTCATCCTGTTGGTTTGACAGGAGAGCCTCAACAACACCAGGAGTTGTAGGAAGTTCTTTCTCTAAACCCTGTTGCAAAAACTCCTTAACAGGAAGTTCCAAACAACGAAGGGCAAGGGCCCTGAAGATTGAATCCTCAGAACCCTCTACCAATTGACCTTTATCGACTTCAACAGGGGTCCACTTACGCTTACGGCTAACGACATTCAAATAAGGGGATTTCATTCTGCACAAGAAAGGCAATAGTTGTCATTAGGAGTTGGTTCGGTAATGTCAAAACCAAATAGTTCGTGGAAGTCTTCATCCAATGCAGCCAACGCATCATCCTTACGTTGGGTATCAGGCATCACCTGAAGGGCGTAATAGAGGGAAGTTTGTGGTGAGTCAAGCCATTGTTCAACAAAGGCTTCGTCATAAACAACAACATCACTCCAAGAGTTGTAGGAATAACCGTGGAAGAGTCCTGTCTTGTCCAAAGACAGCACAATCACATCCACCACCTTTTGGTAAGCAGCCCAACCAACATCAGCGGCAATCTCTACGTTGGGGCCGTAATCAAAAGACTGAACACCAAAGGTGGAACTATCACGATCCACATGCCGAGAGATCGGTGGGGCAATCTCCGGGGTGGTGGTGTAACCATCAAGGTCCGTATAGCGGTAAGAACAGGAAGCCGTAGGGGCAATAGCAAATGCCCGCTCCATACCATTGACACGAGCTACCTGAGCAGCTGCCTCAATACCACGCAAAAGCTTCAAAGCAATCACATGAGCAGAAGTCCTCTCGAATGGTTCATTTGACAGAACCTGGCTCAGCGCATCACCAAAGGCTTGATAGGAAACCCCATGTCTGCCCAAGAGGTTGGCAAGTCCAAGCATCCCAAGTCCAACTTGACGATCCTTGTCTGGGGTTAGGTATTCTCCTGATTCACTAACACCTGTCTTACTATGGAGAGCACACAGCTCGGACATACCAGCAACAAAAGCTGGCTCGATGTCTTCGATGTCACAGGCACCAAGATTGACGTGTTGAAGTAGGCAAGTTCCTCGTGAGGGCAGGTAAACCTCAAGGCAGACGTTTCCGTAGATTCGTTTTCCATGTTTATCTACCTTGGACTTATTAAGCCAAATGTCACCCTTACGGATTCCATCAAGGATTGCAGCTTTCACATCGGGGGTGGTTTGACCCCACTTATGAGTAGTGAGGTTGACACAACGTTTTACCCAAGGCAGCTCAGAACGGCTGGCAGTGACAAACTCATAAATGTCTGGATGATCAATATCAAGGTGACATACCACAGCACCGTTCTTATAAACACCACCTCTACGCAGGATCTCGTTTAGCGTTGAATAAATCTTCGCAAACGAGACTGGGCCAGAAGCAACCAAGCCTTTGCCATTCTCAACTCCCTTGCCTCTGAGTTTGGATAGGTGGACTGCCACTCCTGCTCCATACCGGAGAGCGTGACTAACAAATCTCCAACTTGCTTCAATTCCATTTGCGCCTTCCATCTCATCTTCCACCACAAATACGGTGCAAGAAACAGGGAGACGAGACGTTGGGTCATCAATCCAATTTTGAACACGGCCAGTACGGGCAATCTTTTCTTTACTCATTAGACAAGATCAATAAGAGTTGGTGGTTTGTAATTAGGGCCTTTGAGGATCTTTCCGTCTTCCCTCTTCAATGGCTTCCCATCTACAAGTTTGGACATGTTGCTATCCATCACCCTGTTGTAAGCAACATCAAGATCCCATCCAAGGCATTCAGCCATCTGGAAACAAACAACCAAAAGATCAGTCAGTTCCTTCAAGGCATGTTCTTTATGGCGTTGACTCCCAGGAGCAGTAGCACAAGCTTTAACAGCAGCTACTAGCTCCTTGTACTCCTCACTAATAAGCTTGAGTTGAAACTCAGCAGCATCAATGGTGTAGGAATCCAAGGGTTGATCCATTGCCTTGCGAAATATTCGAGCAAGGTCTCGATAATTAGATGCCATGTTGAGATTCTGCATTAGAAGAGAAATAGATGGCTTTGTCTAGATAGGCCTTTGCCTTAAGCAGATCATCAATCTCAGGTTCCCCAGGCTTAGAGCCTGAACGGCATACATACTTAATGATGTTACCTTTAAGATAATCAAGCTCTTGATCTTTAATAAAGTCCCAAACCTCAATGGATCCTTTTTGATAATGACTAGGGCTGTACTTTGTCATGTTGTTCATTGGGCCAGTGCTTAAGCAAGTTTGTAATGGTGTTAGACAAAGCAAAGTTTTGACGTTGCAATGCAAGTAAGAGTGTTTGTAGATCCTTATGGTTTGCCTTGGGGATCAAGTCTTCAATGCGTCGGAGCTTGAATGATTGCTCCATCGTCATCTCAATTACTGGAGGCGGGGGTCCAAAGGATTGGTTGTTCGTTGTCATAATCAAATTCACCGGGTCTAAGGATTCGAGCAAGGCGAGCATTTCTGATGGCGTCTGCCTCAGTTAGGCCAGCCCGTTCATAAGCACCAACAATGAGATCCCATGTCTCTCCCTTTTCGGCAAGAACCTTCTCAGCAGACTTAGGCCCAATTCCTGGCACACCCTTGTACCCATCCACAGCATCACCTGTGAGGCATTGGATATGGAACCAGTGGTCTGCCTCCTCTACTGTGATGGTTGTTTCTTGATTGCCGTCATACAAACGACAAGCAAGTGACTTCATATCCTTATCAGGACTAACAACGATAAAGTTACCGTCCTGATCATGACAATCCAATCCGATTAGATCGTCTGCTTCCAAACAATCTATGCGTTTACATTGGTATGTAGAAAACGCATAATTAAGAAGACGCTTGTAGCCTGCTGGCTTACGCTTGGTACGGTTGCCTTTGTATTCAGGATCAACCTCCTTACGAAAGTTATTGGATCCAGTAAAGTAAAGGACAACATCCTCTGTTTGAAAGCGTTGCTTAAGGTCAGTCAGTTGACGCTCAAACATCCTGACAACCAAAGGAAAGTTACTGGTGATAATGATTACATCATCTCCAAAATCAAGCTCCTCCTCTGCCATCTGACAACTACGATAGGCGTAAAAATCAGCATCTATTCTGAGCTGTGGTGGTGAATACATTAGTTAATAAGATAGCGTAAAGCAGCGATAAGTGTTCCCGGATCATCATTTAATCTCCCCAGGCCCAGGTTGCAACCATTGCAGATATATCCCCTAAAGGTAGAGGAGAAATGACAATGATCCAATACCCAAGTATCAGTAAAGGTTTTACAAATTGGGCACTCACCGGGGGGTGGAGATGGGTGGGCTCCCCGTAACCAAGCACGTACATTGGCCAATGCTTTAGTACAAGTCTTACAAGTGTTCTTTCTTCCTGCTTTGGAAGTAGAAAAGTAGGGGAACTCTTCTAATTCAAGAACTTGCCTACAAGACCTGCATTCCTTAGTGAACGTCTTTCCAGGAGTTTCCGACCTTTGGCTCTGCTGCCATTGGGACTCTGAGTTTGTAGAACTCCCCTGCTTCGACGATGCTGAGTTCAAGCAGTCGTTTGACTGTATCAACTCTAGAAGGCTCAACTGACAAGCCCCAGGAATCATGTATGAAGGCGAGGAAGGTAAAGTCTTCCCCGTACTTGAATTGAAAGTCATGAATAAGGTGTTGAAATAGAATCAAACCCCACCGTTTACAAACGGTTGCACCTGAGCTTTGGAGTAAATAGTTCAATCCAACATGTCCCTTCCCTTGTAGGCGTATAGGACGCCCATCAAGGCCATTTAGAACATCCGACGCGGCTCTAACCTTGATCGCCTTAGTGAGGTCATCAAGGCCTGGGATAGCCTTTAGGAAGGAGTTACGGAGCGCCATACCTGTCTGCTTAGCCTTAGTGGGAGACAATGTTTGATCGTATGTGAGCCCTAGTTTGGTATCAGAACCACCGTAGATAAAGCAGTAAGTAAGGGACTTGACCTGTGTACGGGTAACACCAACACGGTCGGCGTTCTGTTGGTGAATATCACCATTAACAACCACATCAGCAAAGGAACCACCGTCATAGGCACTTAGGTAGTGTCCAAGCATCCGAAGCTCTAGACCGGAAGCATCTGCATCAACCCAGAGTTGGCCTTCATGTGGGAGGAACAAAGCCCTACAGCGTTGGTCAGAACTGACCTGACTGACATTGGGGTTTCGGTGGGCGTTTCTTCCCGTGTTGGTGGCAAGCTGACAGGAATGGTGAATGAACCCATCATTAGTCACCTGCTTTAACCACGCCCCATTGCCATCACTTAGCTGACCCAGAGCTTTTTGTAGCTCCAGAATTCGAGCAAAGATCAAAGCCTCCTCAGTCCCTAAGGTCTTGAGAACAGCTTCATCAATCTTGGGAGTACCAGTGTCTGTGAACTCTGTGGGAGTCCAGTTACGCCAGTTCTTAAAAGCCCAAGCAATGTGGAAGCGGCTTGTGGGATTGAACTCTTTAAGCTTGCAGAAAGTAGCGCCATTGATATAGTGTCTAGTCTTGTTGTTCCTTTGCGGTGTAAATTCACCACCATCCACGTAAGGGAAGGTTGCAAGCATCTGATCAGACAACTCCTCTAACTCTGTTCTGAGAGTTGATTCAAGTTGCTGAGCTTGCTTCACATCAAAGCGAATACCAGACTCCTCCTGTAAGGCCATGATTCTGGCCACCCCATGTTCCAGTTCAATAGCAGAGGGGTACTTCTCAAGAGCAGGAAGAAAATGATCACGTAGCTTAAGGTTTACCTCAGTGTCCTGTACACAGTAATCTTCTAGCTCCTGACTCCAATCAGCCCAATCCGTAGTCTTACCAAACTCTGACTTGTACTCAGAGAGACGATAACCCCAGGCCTCAAGGGAATGCCTACCAAAAAGCTTGGCGGGCATCTGTGATGGCTTACTCCTAAGATCACGATTAAGAATGTCTGAATACAACATCCGGCTCATGATCATCGTGTCGTAACACGTAGCTTTCGGGGAAAACCAAGGAAATACCTGACGAATCGCAGGAATGTCATAGTTGCATATATTATGCCCCCATAACTCATCTGCGTCGTCTAATAGTGTGATTGCCTGAGAGATTGGAGGTTTAGTCCCCTGATCGTTGTAGACCAGGAGCTGTCCTGTTTCTAAACAACGAATGACAATACAATGAATAGTAGTGATGTCCCTGAGCAGGCCATCAGTTTCAATGTCAAACAGTAGTTTCAATTCCAGTGCCTCACTACGCCAGCAATGATGAACATGTTTGTGATGAGATAGAAAGCCTCTAAGAAAAGGCGTTCTTTCCTACTCATTCTTCGTTCGCTCCATTTAGGAAACGAGCAACCTTGCTAAGAAAAGCTGCTGGTAAGTTCTTGCTTCCCTTAAAGCGATTGATCTCAGACCCATCAGGACGCACCAGCACGAGCGTTGGGGTTACGTCGATGCTGTACTCCCTTGCAAGCGAAGTCCTTAGGCCTTCATCATCTTTGTAAGGGATAACCTTGAGATGCTGTGATTTATCAAAGGCATCTCGTAAAGCCTGCTTAGTCCTGCTGCAAGGTTCACAGCGATCCTGAACAAACAAAAGGCCTTCAAAACTCATAGTCATTAGTAGCTGTTGTAGTTGTGGAATTAGAAGAAGATTCGACCATCCGTCCAGTAATCTCTACATATTCGAGTTCACCGGCTGGTCCTGTCTTGCCGTTGTATCGGTTCTTTAGAACAACCAACTTTGCGTGATTCTCGCCAGAGGAGATGTTTCTCTGTAGAGCGATAACCATGTCAGATAACTGGACAATGGAATGGGAGCCACGCAAATGCCCAAGGGAGATTTGGGCGCCGTCTTCATGTCCTTTGTCATTTTGAGAACGTCTAAGGTGAGAGATGAGAATCATTCCGATACCTGTCTCCGCCACAAAAGAGCGAAGTTTGGTCATCACCAAATCAATGGTCTTTCGTTCATCTCCCATCGAATCAGCATTGCCGCTGAGCAGGATGGAAAGATGGTCAAGGATGATCCAACTAACACCCATTGACTTGACCATAAACCGTATGTCATTAAGAATTACATCTGGATCAACGGATCCAAATCCATCCCGAAGGAACACGGAACCAGATCCCACACTTGCATCAAATGCACTGCGGAAATCTTCATCTGATAGCTGATTTGATATGTGCAAAGGGCTGTTGGCCTTTACACTCATCAGCCGTAGGGCAGTGCGTTGAACACTTTCTTCTAAGGCGATGTATCCAACTCTGTAACCTTGATCAACTAGGGCTTGGGCTGTTTCCCCACATAGGGTTGATTTCCCCGCCCCTGATCCAGCCGTACAGCAGACCAGCTCGCCAAGTCGAAGACCACCAGTAACGGTATTAAGAGACTCAAAAGGCCAATTAGCATCCCTACCACTGGAAGGCTTAGATACCAAATCGAATAGATCTCTACCATCAATGATGGATTGTGGCGTGTATTGTTTCTTGTTATAGATTGCTTGGCGGATCGCATCCGGTTCCTTTGCTACTAATGCCTCATTGGCATCTTTATAGGGTGCAGTGTTGGCAATAAATACCCGATCTGCTGGGAACAAACTTGCACAGTCTTGTGCCGCCTGGACTCCAGCCGGATCGCCATCAAATAGGAGCACAATCTCT